TCTCCCGCCGTTGGTATTGAAAGTGGTGGGATTGGGGGTGGAACCTGATTGCTTTTATCATCTATGTTGTTGACATAGGGTGTTTCAATATGGGATTGTGGCATAACATTTGGAGATGCTGTTGAGTTATGAGAAGCTAATCCACCCGTTATAAAGCCCATAAGGGGGTATAGAAGGCCTGCAACTGTCTTTTGAAAGCCTGTTGCTGCCCACATTCCATATGAGCTAATAAGGGCTATTCCAAGCTGTTTTGCTTCTCCAACATTAAACTTAAAATGATGCTTTAAACTCATAGTGATCCTTTCAAATTATCATAAACAATTTGTGGAACCGCTCCACCTTTTACAATTATTCCAAGTTTTTTATCAAATTGAACTAGAGCTTTTTGTGTTTGAATATTCATGGTTCCTGTTGCATATTTTGCTAAAAGCAGTTTCTTTTTAACTAATGCTGATTGTATTGTTAATACTGCATCATTTGCTTGACCAAGTTTAAATGAATTTTGTGATGATGGAAATGGAGGAGCAATAAATGTTGTTTGTGTTTTATTTGTAGATGTATTCTGAGTATTAGGTGCTGTATGCATCATTCCAGTAATCCCCGTCACTGCTGCACCTGTTGCTGCAACTCCAGCTGTTGCTTTTTTACTTGTTGCAATACCAGTTGTTGGTTTTACTGGCAATGGATATCTTGGTCTTACAATTGCCATAACATAAAGATATGGGCGATGTTCCCTATAACATCCTCCACCATTTGCTGCTGCTCTTGTATTTTGATCGCCAGTATTAAATCCAATTGTTGTTAGTCCATCAGCAGATGCTGCTTCTACAATCTCTACATGCTCTGCAACGCCAGTTCCCCACGAAAAGAAAACTATATCTCCAGGTTGTGCTTGATATTTATTAACAACTAATCCTTGACGTTGAAACCAAGTTAATCCCGCTGGGCAATATGCAAAACCTTTTGGAGTTTGTGCCGCAACTAAATGTGATAACCCAACTTGTGCAAAACACCAACTGATTCCCATTGCACAATAAGACGCATTTGGAATGCCATACCAAATTCCATATGGGTTTTCATTCATAGGTCCTTCAACAAAACCTAGTTGGCTTCTGGCAACATTTAAAACATCAAGTGCTGTTGCCATTTACTATGCCTGAGTTCTTCCGTCCCCTTTAGGGTTACGTCCTGTTCCCATTTTATCTGGGGCATTTAATACACGATCTTGACTTCTTGATTTATTTCCACTTGCATCAGATGCAGCATCTTGTGCAACTTTAGGATTAATAATAAGAACATCATCTCCACCTTCAAGTGGGGCCATGCCACGACGTGCACGAACTTCATTTGGAGTAATAACTTGATCTTTAAGATAACGATCATCAATTCTTGATTGTGTTTCTTCATCTGTAAGCGCAAGTTCATTAAATCTTAAAACAAATGCATCAGTGAATTCTCTAATAATAAGATTAATTTTAAACTCAAGCTCTTCTTGACGTGGACGACAGACCTGCTCTTTAAATGTTTTGTCAGCATCTTTAGCATTAGCTAGTGAAACGTTTGCAGGCATTCCAAGTTTTGAAACTGGTACACGATGAGAAAGAAGAATACGATCTCTATTTTCTACTGCATAATTTCTAAATGATGAGTCTTGTATTCCCGCCTCAATTGGCTCCATATTAAATTCAACACGACCCTGTTCACCGTCTGATGGAAGTGGAATGTAAAGCGTTCTATGATTTCTTCCTTTAAGTCCTGTTTGAAAAAATTCAAGCAACTTACGCTCTGAATCAGCAGTAAGCTTTGCGCCTTTAACAGTAATAATATAACGTGGAACAGCTTTATTTTCAAAATAATCTAGATTAAAACGTTGAGCAAATTCATCTCCAGCAACTGCGTTTTTTGCAGACAATACATCTGGAACACCATAATAAGTATTTGAAGGTGTAAATACTTTAAAGTGAATTACTTCGTTTGGCTGTGGATCTGTACCAATTTGATCTGGAGTTTCTATGTCTCCAAAATTTCTAAAAAATGTATAGCGGTTATAAACAACTTGAACAAAGCCGTCACGGTGACGACGTATTCTCATGGTAGTTGTAGGAATATGTCCAAGATAACCAATCTTTCCATTTGTTGTACGACCAACTTCCATATAAGCATTTCCTGTTGATTCAAGATCAATAAAAATCTTTTTCATTGTCTCTGTAAATGAATCATCTGAATTAAGAGATTCTAAATAATTTCTAAGGTCCTCTTTCATGCCTTCAATCTTTGAACGCAATTTATCAAGCTTTTTTGGATTATCCATAGACTCTTCAATTTTTAATGTTGTAGCCCATGTATTTTCAAACTTATATCCAAGCCCGACCACGTTTGCAGCCTTAGCATTTACTGCAGAGTGATGATATGGAGATACGTCATAAAGTTGTGCTAAATATAAAACGTTATAGGGTGGCTGAACAATTTGAAATAATGAATATCCAGTTAAATCAAGTGGGTCAAGTTTCTTTGATTTTGCATCACCAACACCAGTAAATGATTTTTCTAATCTTGTTGCACTACGACGAAAATTAGGACTTAGTCCTTCTGCTTTTCTAATATCTGACCATGTTGCATTAAATGGGTCATCAAAATCATGTTCTACTGTATGAGATGGGTTGTCAAGTTTTACTACAACCCCGCCCTCGTCTTCGTCAATGCTGTCATCAATCCTTAAATTAACCAAGTTTCATGTCCCTCATTTCTTTAACGTATTCCATCATTGCGGGCATATCCTGCACATCTGGAACCAATCCTAAATCTAATCTTTGTTTTTGCTCTTCCAGCTCTTCGTCTGTTACTGGGCGGTGACCTGCAAAAAATATTGGCTTTCCTTCATTCAATCCGTAATGTTGAGCAAGAGTTTTAAGTTTTTTAATCTGACGAACATCGCCTTTCATAGACTGAATGCTTAAATAAGCTCCGTCTTCATTCATAACAATGGATCCATCTTCCATTTGCCACATATACATACCCCAATTAACTTCGTCAACTGGCGTAATCTTCATCGGACTTACAGGTTTCATATAAGCATCATACCATTATTTTGCACAAAAGACCAACTTTTGAACAGTTGACTGCCATTTTATTGTATATGAGTATAGTAAATTAATGATTGACCATTATTTAATTGAGTGTTTGTTCCAGAATATTCAGAAAGTGTTCCCATGATTGTTGAAGAATCTTTTAAAACCCCCGTTTTAACAGAAATAAAGGATAAATATCTGGATTTTACTTCAGATAAAGTTAAGGCTTCTGGATAAATTGTAAGATAACCATATGATGCCTCTGAAGGGGTTTTAGATATATCATATGACCCATTTAAAAGAATGTCTGATGTTTTTGTATTTGGATACACCAAAACAACATGGTAGAACTCTCCATTTGACAATGTAATTGGGGACAAAGATCTGTTTATTCCATTTACATAAAGTGTTGATCCAACTATAGTATTTTGTAATATATTTGATGAATCTATATATAAATCTGTTGTTCCAGTTCCTGTATCTAGCACAGCTGATCCCGCCCCATCGTACTCTATCCAAAATTCTATTGATTCATATGAAGAACTTGACGGTGAAAAAATAATTGCATGCCCTGGATTAGATAGTGGATCTTGTGCAGAAAATTTAATACCTAAATTTTTAGATCTTGCAAGAATATTAGTATTGTCATTTCTTATAAAATATGAAGTCCCTGTAGCAGGTTGAATTTGAAATAAACCTGAATCTGAAACTTGAGATATAGATGAATAAACTTTAATACTTAAATTGTCAATTCTTGGCTGTTTTCCTGTTGAAGTATCTGTAGAATATAAAGTAACTTTAATTAAACATTGTGCTGAATTGCTTGTTGAAAAATTTGACAAAAAGTATGGAATTCTTTTTCCATTACTTAATAAATTGTATGTTGTTCCATTATCATATGAAACTTCAACAATAGCATAATTATTTAAAGATAATTCATCATATGATGAAGAGTCCCAAGTTATTTCTGCACTATTAAAAGGTAAATATGAAAAAATTGCTAAAGGGTAAACCCATGTTCCTGTTGCCGCAGAAGGCAATGCAGTTTGTTGAAGAGTTAACCCAACGCCATCGGCAATAATATTAGATAGGGTTCCTAGCCCGTATAAGGCACTATTAACAAATTGTTTTGAAAATATAGTTTGTCCAGACGTGTTGTTAAATGAAAAATGAGAAACATTTGTTTGATTTGACACAATTGTTGGGTTTGAGTCTCTTTGTGCCCAAAACATATGATTTAAAATTTCAGAATTAGACAAGTATTTATCATAAAACGCTAATCCATTAATAATAAAATATTGATTAGAATTGGCGGGACCTAAGCTAAATTTACTATATGAATCAGAGTAATATTTATAGTTAGTTGGAATTGACACAGACTCATCTGTAACACCATTAACAAATATGTTTATGGATCCATCTTTTATTGATGCAAACACGTGTATTGGTTGAGTCCACGAATAAACTTGTTTTTTTGTTGTTATGCTTAATCCATTAGAAAAGAAAACAGTAAAATAAATAAAATCTTGTTGTACATAAATTTCAATTCTTTTATCTGATGTTGTTTCTTTATTATGAAGATTAAAAATATTAAATTTTGTTTGTGATGATTCTGGAATTAATAACCAAAATTCTATGCCAAATGTTTTATTCTCATATCCTTTTTGAAAAACATCATAAGCATTAAAAATATCAATTTTAATGTTTTCAGTAATTTTGCAACCATTTAAATTAGTATCATAGTTTGCATGAGTAACAAGAGTTGTTACATCATTAAAATTTGGAGAACCAATAACAAATGCTCCATGATTACCAAAATTTGATTCATCTGTAACAGTACTAGATCCAATTTCTGCACTATATTCAGGTTCATTGTTTATATAATCTTGATATGCTGGGTATTGTAAAAGTAATGTTCCATAAGTTCTTAATGTAGCTGAACCATCTAGTGGCCAAAAAGATACTGGGTCATCTCTTAATATTGCTTGTTTATATGACATTATTTGTTCCTTATTGTTTCCATCTTAAAATAACAGTTCCTAAAGCTCCGTACCCGCCTTGACTAAAACCGTCTGAAGCCATTGCCCAAGCGCCTCCACCACCGTTTCCTCCATTTGGGTAAGAGTTTGTTTCAGTTGGAACTGGTTGACCTGAATTATAAGAATATGAAGCATTTGGAGAACCGCCTCCTCTTGCATAAACTAAACCATTTACGCTCCAGTATGTTCCAGCGCCTCCGCTATATCCAACATATTGTCCGCCCGATGATGCGGCAGTTCCTGCACCCTGAGATCCTCCACCACCACCAGAATAAGTACTAGACCCTCCTGCATATGGACTGCTTCCTTGTGGATAATTTATTCCACTTGAACCACCTGTATTGCTAAATGAAAATGCTGCCCCACCATTACCGCCAGTAACTGTTATTCCGTTAAAAGAAGAACTTTGTCCATTTCCAGACGGCGTTTGACCACCGTAATACCAAACTCCTCCTGACCCACCAAAACCTACAATTAATGGATATGTTCCAGGTCCTAACAAAACATTACTTGCTGCGTAAACTCCGCCTGCTCCGCCACCTGCTCCTGCATAAACTCCCCAACCAAGTCCTGTTGGGTTTGAGCCAGACCAATATCTTCCTGCTCCGCCTCCACCACCGCCGCCTACCACTAAAATATCAAAATATCTTTTTCCAGAATTTATTATAAAATTTGCGGTAGTTCCACCATTGTATCCAAATGTTAATGTATTATATCCATTTGATTGTGAAAGTGTTGATGCAGAATTATTTCCTAATGAATATGAAAAACCTGGAGCATTAAATTCTCCGTAGCCTCTTACTGAATCTCCGCCAAATGTTTCTATCAATGGCATTTTAGAACCCTGTCTGTGTCGCTAAAACCGTGTAGGTTGCAGATGCAGTTTTTATAATTGTAAATGAATATGCGTCTATTCCCGATGCTATGCCAGAGCTTGGAGTTGATGCCCCTAGCCAGGTTGGAGTTACTGTAGTTCCATCAATTTGAAATGTACTTAAATAATATGGTGTTGAACCATTTGTATTTAAAAACACTACTGTAATTGATTGATTATTTGTCAATAAAGAATTAAGCGTTGCAGTTGAACTTGCTGCAATATTTAAGGTAAAATTTTGAGTAGCTGCAGAAGTGTAATATAAAACAGATCCAGAGTTTGTATAAAGATTAATTGTTGAAGATCCCGCTGCGTTATTTGAAACGTTAACATTTTCAATTAAAGATGTTACTTGTACTCCAGTAAATACGCTTGGTATAGCTCCCTGAATTCCCTGAATTCCTTGCAAACCCTGTATTCCCTGTGCACCAGTGTTTCCAGTAAATCCTTGCAGCTGTGAATAACCAAAACCTTGTAATCCTTGTAAACCCTGAACACCTTGTGTTCCTTGAACGCCTTGTAATCCTTGATTTCCTTGTATTCCTTGAATGCCTTGAATGCCTTGTAATTGTGAATAACCAAAACCTTGTAAACCTTGAGCTCCTTGTGTGCCTTGAGTTCCTTGGGTACCTTGTAATCCTTGAATGCCTTGAATTCCTTGAGTGCCTTGTGCTTGGTTATATCCTCCACCTTGTAAACCTTGCAAACCTTGAACACCTTGTGTTCCTTGAACGCCTTGTAATCCTTGATTTCCTTGAATGCCTTGAATTCCTTGTAAAGCTGCACCATTTGTTCTAACCCAGTTTATATTATCTGATCCAATTCTTATTCCTTCATTTGGAGCAGTTCCTGTAGAATTCATCATCCATGTTGAATTAATATTTAATGAACCATCATATACTGTTGTAAATACGCCAAGCTGTACCTCGGTTCCGTTTCCATAATTATCAAAATCTGTTGCACGAGTTAAAACCCAATAATGTGTTGAGTCACCTTGTGTAAGAGTATAAATACCATTTTGTTTTGCATCTGCTTGATCTTTAACAAGAATTCTATCTCCAAAATCTAAAAATGTTGCTGTATAACCATCAACTGTTAATGCGCCGTATGTTGTTGCAGTAAGTGTTGCATTTAATCCATATCCACCATCTGCACCTAAAGATCCCGCTGTATATGTTGGTGAGTTAGGAAGTATTGTTGTTGTTGCAGCCTCAACACCAATGATTGCAATTGATGGACCTGCTGGTCCCGTTATTCCTTGAAAACCTTGTAAGCCTTGTAGTCCTTGAACACCCTGTATGCCTTGTGTACCTTGAAAACCTTGAATGCCTTGTTGTCCTTGTAAACCTTGAACACCCTGTGTGCCTTGAACACCTTGTAATTGTTGATATCCGTAACCTTGAATACCTTGCAAACCTTGTGTGCCCTGTAATCCAAGTAAACCTTGAATGCCTTGTATGCCTTGTGGGCCTTTATTGGTTGTTAAATAACTATCAATCTCGGTAGCTAGATTATAAATGTCTCTAGGTACGTCGGGAGTGTCAGTGTATTGTGGGTAATTGAAACCCTTGGTGGTTTGTAGGCTCATATGCTATAAGTATACCAAATTAACTAAAAAATGCGTTATTTTTTTTAAACTTCAACCTTTGGAAATATTAAGTTTGGATCAATTTTCTTTAAATTATATTCAACTGATTCACGATAGTTATCTGGCATATCTTCCTTTAAAAGGTCTTTAAATATAGATATAGATTCGTCTAATCTTCCTATCCACCACCCCGCCACAGCTTTTTCAAACAATAAAACAAATTCACCAAGATATTGGGTATCTGTTGGTAATGGCTCGTTGCCTTTTGCATGTGCTAGGCCAACCTCTGCAAAAGTATATGCTGCTTGCCATTCACCTTTTTGTTCATGGTCTCTAGAAACCATGAAATATGCCTCTGGTCTTTTTGGCAAATATTGCATTGCTTGCAAATAACAATTTTTTACAGAAGTTTCTCTTCCTATTTGATCACTCAAGCATTCTGCTATTTTTAACAAAGATGCATAAACATAAAGAGGATTAGTATCATGACCATATTCTGCTGTTCTTAAATAAAAAGATACTGCTGATGCAGTTTGTCCTATTTCATGATATTTTTTTGCAATTTCAAAATTAATTATTGGATTAAGCATATCATGAGAAGCAGATTCAATTAGCTCTTCAATTGTTTGCACTTAGAGCCTCCTCTATCATTTCATTTATAATGTTTCCTGGTGTTTTTAATATAAAAGCTGCATTATCTTGAAATCCAAAAGATATTAAAAGATCATCATTATAAACGGCTGCTCCTGCCACAAATTCAATTTTAGCATCTAAAAATGAAAAATGTTCTTTACTGATTCCTATTAACTTAAAGTTTTTGTCCCAAACACATAGGCGATGACGATAGACTCCATCTTTTTGATTTAAATAATTTTTATAAAGATTTACCTCATGAGTAATTGCAATATAGTGTTCTCCCCAATTAACTACATGTGAACCGCCTCTTTGATCTGGAGTTAAGGGTAAATCTGATCCTTGCCAAGAAACAACATCTGTTCTTGGTGGAAGATCTGGATAAGTTTTAACTATTTCTGTTGGAGATGTCCATTTAACATAATGATATGGTTTATCAAGAATAGGCATCCAATTTTTTTCACAATATGAATTATCTTGACCTGGTGCTGGTATTCTAAGTCTTGAGATTTCTTTGGCAGACCAATTATCCCAATCAATTTCAATTTCAGATAATTCCATTCTACCCTGACCATTATCTGTAGTATCTCTTCTTACACCGCTTATATAGTATTTGTTTTCCCATTTAACTAATCTGGCATCTTCTAAGCCATAAAACTCCCATTTGGGTGTTACATCTAGTTTGCTGGTATCAATAAGGCAACAGTCCCTAACTGAAAGATCTTCATTTAAACGCATAAGATAGTTTGTTGTCTTTAGCTTCATATCTTTTTCTGGGTGCAAATATGCTAAAGGACCCCACGGGCTGAGGAACTTTTGATTGTGTTCAGAGTGATATAAGGTATAGTTTACATGCCTTAAATTTACTAATATTTCATTATTGTCATCTACAAAAACGGCGGGATTCATTAATCCCGTCCCATTAGTTAATCCATTAGAAATAGTTAATGGTAATAATTTACCGCCATTTTTAACAGCCTTTTGAACTAAATTCATATACTGAGTATACCCTATTATCTAAATCTTTGTAAAATAATTTATGTTTATTCAATTAAATAATATTATTTTAAAGAATTGTATAGCGAACAATTACAATACCAGATCCGCCTGAGCCACCCGTGCCTCCGCCTCCAGCACCGCCTCCGCCTCCGCCAGTATTAGCAGTACCAGTTACACCATTAAAATTACCATTAGCACCACTACCACCTCCGCCGTAACCTCCAGCAACACCGCCATTAACATTAGCTCCATTATTGCCGCCAGCGCCTCCACCAGCGTAATAAACAGTGCCGCTTACATTTTGTCCAGTATTTGTTGCAAGTCCCCAAGAAGAATAAGTAGATATTCCAACTCCGCCAGTTCCACCATTACCTACTGAAGAACTTCCATTTCCTCCAGCAGCACCTGCGCCACCGCCACCACCACCTGCATAATAAGTTGAAGCAGAAGAACCAGTACCACCATTATTACCTTGACCTGATGTTGCAGAACCTCCATAGCGTACAGAACCATATCCGCCACCGCCACCGCCAGAACCTCCGCTATTGCCGCCGCCCTCTTGTCCACCAAAACCGCCACCAATAGCAGTTGAACTATTAAACGAAGTATTTGCACCATTAGATGTTGCAGTGCCACCAGATCCAATTGTTATTGTGTAACCAGTACCAGAAGAAAATGAACTACTAGTTGCTATAAAACCGCCAGCACCTCCACCGCCAGCAGAGGAACCAAGGGCAGTACCACCGCCACCGCCACCAGCTATAATAATATAATTAGCTGTTAAACTTTGAGAAGGTGTAAATGTTCCACTTGAAAGAAATGAATGATACCAATAAGTATTATCTGAAGTAATTGTTCCTCCAGTTGCTTTAGGTACTGGAGCAGCAGGTATAACAGAATTACTTGCACTAGAAGCCAAACTTGTTCCATTTCCATTAGTTGCTGTAATTGTAAATGTATATGTTGTTCCATTATTTAAACCAGTTATAGATATTGGAGAAGATAAACCTGTTGCTGTAATTCCCCCTGGATTTGAAGTTACTGTATATCCAGTAATTGTTGAACCGCCTGTTGCACCCGATGTAAATGTTATTGATGCTTGTGAATTTCCTGAGGTTGCAGTACCCATTGTTGGTGCTTGTGGAACTGTTGTTGCGGTAATACTAGATGTTGGTGAAGAGGCACTACTTGAACCATAACCATTATTAGCTGTAACTGTATATGTATATTGTATAGATGATTGTAAGCCTGTTATTGTAATTGGACTTGTTGATCCCATTGCCGTATATGATCCAGGGTTTGAAGTAATTGTATAGTTTCCTGCTACACCGCCATTTGTTGCAGGAGTAAAAGTAATTGATGCTTGACCATTATTATAAGCACGACCTGAAGGTTGATCTGTTGCAGTTCCAATAGTTGGGGCGGATGGTGAAAGTGTAGAGTCATACCAATTTCCTGCATAATATACCTCTAAATACATTTTATCTAAATTATAATATAATTGTCCATTACTTGGAGATGAAGGCCTTGATGAAGTTATTCCAGATAATACGAATCCAGATAGTGATGAAATATCTGCAGGAGCATAATTATTTCCTGATTGACTATAAAGTATTTGATTTGCGGCGGGAGATGTAGAAGTTCCTAGTCCGCCAAAAGAATTTGCTAATATAGAAGCAGAATCAACATTTCCATTTGCATCAATAACTAATGGACCAGGTGTTGTTAGACTTGCAACAATTAGTTTATTCTTTACTTTAAAGTCTTTATTTGACATTTTTTTCCTTTAAAGCACTATTTTAAAAGTGCAGCAATTTCTTCTGCTGTTAAACCAAGTTTTGTTAATTTTAATATTGCCGTGTTTTTAGCTGTTTCAATTGTTGCTTGTTCTGCTTCACGAGCTTTTTGCTCTTGTGCAAATGCAGCAGCTTGTTGATCACGTTCTGCAATTTCGGCGGGAGTCAAGTCAATATATTCTTGAGTTCCTTTTTCAATATTTACTACTAATTTCTTAGGTGTATCTGTCATTTTATTTCTCCTTTTGTTTTTTAAATTTATGCTAAGTATCTAATAATTGTAAGACCTGAACCGCCTGTGCCGTTATTTGTAGCCCCACCGCTACCAGTATTGACTACTCCATTTATTGCGCCTGAAGTTCCACCACCACCGCCGCCTGCGCCACCAGTTCCGTTACCATTTGGATAACCTGAACCTGCGCCACCACCAGCAATGTAACCGCCTACACCTAAACCTGTAGCAGATAACCAAGATGACCAAGTGTTTAATCCTGCACCACCATTACCGCCAGTTCCTGAACCGTTAGTTCCACTAGAACCTGCTGAACCTGCACCACCGCCGCCGCCTGATATTTGAGCATAAAGCGCAGGTGCGCCAGCATTACCATAACCAGTTCCACCAGTTCCAGTTTGCGTTGAAGAACCGCCTGAACCACCAGCACCGCTAGGTTGATGATTACCACCGCTACCCGAACCACCGCTAGCACCATTAGCACTAGGAGTATTGGATACTGCACCACCACCACCAACGGCGGTAGTTAATGAACCAAAAGTTGAATTAACGCCATTAGAAGCAGCCGCGCCACCTGCACCAATAATTACAGTTTGCGCAGTATTGGATGCAAGTGCTTGTGCAGTTGCTGCAAAAACACCACCTGCACCGCCACCCGCGTAATAACCACTACCACCCCCACCCGCAACAACCAACACATCACAACTCAAAGACTTAGCAGGTGTGAATGTTCCTGATGATAGGAAAGCGTGGTACCAGTAAGTACCGTCTGTTTGGATAATATCTCCACCTGCGGCAAATGGGGCTTTAGTTGGAGTTGTGCCAACTGCGGCTATGCCGTAAAGGTAAAAAGTTGAGTATTGCATAAAGTTTCCATCTAATCCTCCAAGAAGGATGGATGTAATTGCAGAAGTGCTTGAATATAAATATGCTCCAAACAAATCAACAACAGTATTTGCAGAATTATCTTCGCCAACTAATTCTCCTGAAACAGATTTATAGTTAGATGAAGTATAATTAGGTATATATATTTCACCATTTCCAAATGTATTTGCTGTTGTTGTATTTCCCGCAGTCCATCCAAGCGCAAAATAACTGGTTGAATCTGAAGCAGAAGAAGCGCTTCCAGAATACCCGAACAGTCTTTTTCCTGTATAAATACTAGATGAATCTCCATTAAATCTTGCATAAACTTGAGATATTGTTCCAGAATTTGCTTCCCTAGTAGAATAAACCAATTTCAAATCCGTATAACCAGTCTGAGGAATGTTGTTGAAGGTTACTGAGGATGCACCTAAAGCTCCTACGGTTACTTTTTCTAAGAGGACATAGTTAGCACTCAATTTGGATACCTCACAATTACTAGACCTGAACCGCCATTGCCGCCATATACGCCGCCAACACCATCTTGACCAGCGCCACCTCCACCGCCGCCAGTATTTGCGGTACCTGAAGTTCCATTGCCAATACCTTGACCAGCGCCACCACCGCCTAAACCACCAGCACCAGCAGCACCGCCTTCACCACCGCCACCACCGCCACCACCGTAATAAGCTAAAGTTCCGTTTATTGCAGTTTGCACTCCATTACCGCCTGCTTGTGTAGCACCACTAATGCTAGAACCATCTCCGCCAACTGCACCAGCACCACCGCCACCTGAACCAGCGTATCCATTTACTCCACCTGAATAACCTTGTCCTGATGTTCCAGCGCCATAGGTACCACCATAACCACCTGTACCACCACCTGAACCTCCACTAAGTCCTGAAGGATTGTTGCCATCATCGGCACTACCACCAGCACCGCCACCGATTGAAGTTATGGTTGCAAAAACAGAATTAGAACCGCTACTACCGCGACCTTTTACACCAGTTCCACCAGCACCAATAGTAACTGTGTAACCAGTACCCGATGAAAGAGATAATGGTGACTCAAGAGAACCGCCTCCACCAGTTGCGGTTACGGTGCACCGCAATCCACCTGCTCCACCACCGCCACCTCTATAACGGCTACTAGGTTCTCCACCACCTGAACCACCACCAGCTACAACTAGATAATCAACTGTTAAACTTTGTAACGTAGTAAATGTTCCTGATGAAGTAAATGTATGATAAGTATAGTTAGCATCTTGTGAAATTACTCCGCCAGTTGCTTTAGCCGCAGGGTTAGTTCCAGCAGCGGCAACGCCGTAGAGGGAGAAGGTTGAGCCAGCCTGAAAATTCTCAGTAAAAGAATTTAATGTAATTGAACTAATGGCAGAAGTATTGCGCCATAAATTAACATAAGAGCCAACTTGTCCTTGATTTGAGTAACGAGTGATTACTGTTTTGTAAGTTGTAGCATTTGAGTAATTCATAATTTGAGTAGTGTTAGTACTAAAATTATATGTAGCAGCACCCGAATTGTAATAAACAAAACCACTGCTATCGTTTGCGGCTCTTCCTGTGCTTGCCACTCCACTAATACCTTCCAACCAAGTTGTTGAATAATTAGTGCCAGTATCGCTATTAAATTGAAATTTTCCGTATGCGCCATTTATTGTATTTTTTACATTACTTACAATAACCAAATCCGTATATCCCTGCGGAATAGAGTTAAAGGTTACAGAAGAAGCGGCTGAGGCTAGGGTCTGTGTTTGTAGCGCAACATAAGTATTAGTAGCCATTTATTTAACTCCGTAAAGAGCAAAGGATGAGTATTGTGCAAAAGAACCGCTTTGTGCAGTTAAAACCATTGAAGTAATTGCTGAAGTAGATTGCCATAAATTAGAACGAAGCAAAATATAACCAGCACCATTAGTATCATTACCACTTAAAGTTCTAAATGTTTTATATTTATTATTATTTGCATAATCTAAAATGTCGCAAACAAATCCAACAGGGGCGGTTGAGGAACCATCTCCATAAGATAATTGACCAAAAGTACTAGTTGTTGAAGCATTAGAAACAGCACTAGAACCAGTTCCATATAATTGATGGAAAGGCCAAGTATTTGTTGTATCTCCATTTAGGTTAATTAAAGCGCTTCCTGCTGAAGAATTTAGATAAGTTCCTCTAATCTGCAAATGGCTATACCCCGTAGGAATACCCGCAAAGGTAACTGAACTTACCCCACCGCTAGGAACTGTTACTGATGCTAGAGCATCATATGAACCAACAATAGGAATTCCAGCAGTAACTGTATTACTTACAGATGATGCTGCACTATCTCCATTTGCATTTACTGCTTTTAAATAAACTGAATATGAATTATTATTTGTTAACCCAGATATAGTTAATGGACTTGTATTTTGTGCTGGTGAAAATGCTGTATATGTAGTACCATCTAAAGAGTATTTGTAATTAGATATTGTAGATCCACCTGTAGCTCCCGCCGTAAATGTTACAAGTACAGAAGAATCTGCACCAGTTGCAGTACCCATTGTTGGTGCTTGTGGAACTGTTGTTGCAGTAAGATTAGAGGTAGATGATGATGCACTAGATGTTCCATAATTATTTGTTGCAGTTACAGAATAAGTATATTGTGTTGATGATTGAAGTCCTGTTACTAATATTGGAGATGATGATCCTGTTCCAGTATATGAACCTGGTGATGAAGTAATTGTATAACTTGCTGCTGCACCGCCATTTGTTGCAGGAGTAAAAGTAATTGATGCTTG